CACGGAACGCCATCTGACGACCGCGCACTCGGGTATAGACCTGACCGGTGTACTGCTGAATTGGGATCACCGATGTTCGGGTAACGGTCGGCGTATCGGCAGCGGTGTAGTTACTGCCTGAATTCTGACGGGGTTTAACGGTGAGCGTTACAGACGGGTTAGCCCCACTTGATCCCGTGAAGTTGAGGTCAGGCAATATACGCCAGACGTAGCCAAAGTTCTGACCGTCTTGAATGTCAAAGTCCGACGACTCAATAAACGCTTCAATCGGCACGGGCGGATTGATCGACGCATCGTCGTTGCCAACTTCATGCAACAAGACTTGGTTCGGAATCCTGAGACTGACAACCGTGTATTGAGTGTGAGATGTAGCCGTTGTTCCATTAACGCCACGCACACACCCAGTAAGGGTATTGTTAACAATATTGGCGTACGTGATTTGCTCAGAATCAATCGTAACCGTACCGCTTAACGGGTACGTTGCAGCATCTACCAAGGCAATCGTCGTAATGGACGAATCAATCGACGTAGCAAGGTACGAAGTCTGAATAGAGAACGCCGCGATTGGATAGTTACGCTGGGTATGCTCGGACCACGCCGTGCGATTGATATTGCCGTAATACCAAATACGCTCAAGGTAGTTATAGATTACATAACGATCATTAATAAAACTATTTGCTGACGGGTAGAACCACCAGACTTCGTTGAAGCCCTCGTTACTGCCTGCACAAACTTGATCAAGTTGATCGTAGTTGATGTCGTTGTAGACAAACTGACGAAGGGTGCAAGGCAGCGTTTCTACACGACCCGTATACATGAAGAACTTGTCACGACCCATCCAGTACGTGACGTTATTAACCGTCTGCGCTGCATTTTGCGATGCAATCGAAATGTCTTGATCAAGCAGTACAAAGTTCCACACAAACGGCGGTCCAATGTACTGCATCGAAAAGATGGCAGTATCTGTCCAAATCAGGATTTCCTGACGAGTATTCTGCGTAGCTACAATAAACGAGCCGTGAGACAGAGTTTGTTCGCCCGACTGATTAGTAACTTCAGGCACCCATTCGTACGGGTTGCCTTGGTCTGACCAACGAACAAGAAGTGGGTTGAAAACCGTGTTGAAGTTCGTTGGGTCGTATGGGGTCGAACCCATACAAATCGTGAATTCGTTTACGGGCGAGTCGATGATGACATTAGTTTCGTTGGGGACATGACGCCCCGCAAAACTGAAAGAAACGGCGGAAGCCGTGAGCGTGGCCGTGATCGCTGCCGAAAGCGTGACAGACGTTGAACCCGTCCAAGCGGCAGTTACAAAAGTACCCGTTGGAATGCCCGTACCTGATACAACAGACCCCGTGTTAATGCCTGTGGCGTCAGCCACCACAATAGTTGCAGCGCCAGAAGCAGCCGTAGCCGTAGTTGCTGTCTTCTCTACCGTGTTGGCTTTCTCTTCAAGCGAAACCGCTCGTGCCCACGTAGAAGTATCTTTAGTCCAGAAGTAGACCTCGCCACTACGCTCAGCAAAGATCAGGTCATCGCCAAAATTAAACATTGACCAGAGCCGCATCGGAATACCAGCCGGGGACGATGACCCCCAACCACCACTACCCCACGGAGGACCGCCCCAACCAACTTGGGTGGTGTAGACAGCGTTACCCGCGTCAATGTCGTACTGAGCAACGACTAAAGAGCCGCCACCGGTAGCCGTAGAACCCGCCGCCGTAGGCGAATAAATGACAAGAGAGTTGGCACTAGGAACCGAAGCAACTTCAAACGCACCATTTAAAGTCAGGCTGCCGACTGTCGTAGCGCCCGAAAAAGTAACGTACGTGCCGATAGATGTGCCATGTGCAGTGGCATTGACCTGAACTGCTTTACTGCCAGCCGCCGTAGTAAACGGATTATTAGATAACGTAAGCGAGTTACCAAGCGGAGTGATGTCGTAAAACTCGCCGCCCAGTTCTACGTAAACTTTCTGGTTGGTGCCTACGCCTAGAAGATTCTGGCCGACAGCCGTGACCCAGTTCCAGAGATACCGGGCAACACCTTTATATGTGTAGGCAAAGTTAATATTTTGCCAGCCGCCTAATTTTTCGGCGTAGCCAGATCGAAAACGCACCTTGTCGGATGCGAAGAAGCCGCCCTCGTTGGCGTAGCTGGTTGATTCGCGGTTAACGCCGGGGCGCAGTTCTAGTTTCTGAAGTGCCATTACGAGACCCCTGACAGGTACAACGCCCGTTCGTCGTTGCGCCTTTTTACCAATCCCGGCAGTACTTTACCACCAGCTTTAGTCCATTTCAGGAACTCGTCAGCCGCCTCCTCAAACTCACCCCGGTTCGTCTTCATCCGAAGGGAAGAGCGTTGGAGATTGCCAAGACCCACGTTGAAGGCAAAACTGACGAGAGAATCGAAGATTCCCTGATTGCCAACAGCAGCAGGGCAAAGTCGAACCACACCACGCTCAAACCGGCCAAGGTCTTGAGAAAGTATCCGATCCACCTCGTCCATCGTGAGAATGCGGTCCCAGCCAGCGGGTATCGGTAGATTCTTGCGCTCCTCATACTTCACCGTCGCATGAGCCGGGTCGATCACATGGCCGACGCCCACCGTCCACAAAAGCGCCGGGCAGCGGTAAGGCTTAGTCCTCACCCCTTCGTGGTGCTTGATCATCTGAATAGCGGCAGGGCTGACTTTCACTTTTTGCCAAAAGCCTGTGTCCCGAACCAAAACGCAATAATGGAAGACAGAATCAGCATCTCGTCATCCGAGAATACTTCAGCCATCGCAGCGGCAAACGGCACACCCGTGTTGTAGGCGTACCAGACACCCGCAATATTGATGGCAACAAGTTCCAGCACAAAGATATAGGTCACGACCGGACGAACCGATGCCCGTAGATTAATCATCCACTGGCTCGCGCCTTTGCCGATCTCCATGTCGTGTTGATACAGGGCTTGGCGTTCTTCGCCCGCTGTCTGAGTCTGAATTTGCTCCAGCTTGATCTCTTCTACCCGTGCTTGGGCAATAAAGCCGCGCTCAGCCAAGGCTAACTCCCGCTCTTTTTGGGCAGCGACGAGAGCCAACTCATGTTTCTTATCCTGCCGGTCTTGGAAGATTTGGAGGATTTTAGGTAGCCCGCCCGCCAAGAAAGACAGGAAGGTTGAGATCATTGTCATCATGGCTTAGCCCTCGTTAAGAACTTGCACGGGTTCTTCAACAGGTACTTCAACCGGCGGTGCCCACGGCAACGGAACGACCTTCGGCTGCGCGACTTTTTGATTGTCGATCTGCTGCTGCGCCATACCTTCAAAACGCGCTACGCCTTTAGCGCCGAGTGCATCTTTGGTCCATTGAATGACCTGATCTTCGGTAATGCTGGCAAGGTCGGTAAAGTTAGCGGCGTCAGGCGCAAGCAACTTAGTGTCGCCCTGCACAAAACCTTTTAACCCATTCTCGTCGGCGTCAATGTCAAAGCACACCGTCACGACGACGTTATCAAGGCCATTCTCGGACAGACATTCAATCTGTCGAACTTTCCATACAGTATTCATTTATTTACCCTCCTCGGGTTTTGGAAGCAACGGTTCAACTTGCTCCTTCAGTTTCATATAAAGCGGGAAAGCCCCCTGAGCAGTGGGCAGCGAGCCAATCAAATTTACGATGGCGACCGCTTCTTCAAGGGTCACTTCAAGTTTGACGGGTTCCATTAGTACTCCTTACCAAACCCAAGATACAAAACTGTAACGTACGCCAGACGTAACTAATTTAACTTCGTGCGGGTACAGGAAGTTACTTGGGAAAACAATTACATCACCTGCGTCTAATTTAATCTCTTCCCCGCACATAATGAATTCACCGCCTTCGTAGTTAGAGTTCAATAAGCCTAAAACAGAAAGAATAGGCACGCCTTTTCTAGTGCCGTCAAACATCGAATATATTAAATCCGCGTGAATTTTCATGCGGGTATCTGGTTCATATTTATTGAATCTAGAAGCTGTGTAACCACTCCAACCGCTGAACCAATCTTTCATATACGACATATCTTTTGTGACGTACTGATTTATGACATGCCAAATCTGCTCGTCTAACTTTTGTTTTTCTGGTATTACGTCGGAAGAAACTGACAGTTCATTCTCGTAAGATTTACGTTCCCCAGTTATGCCGTTATAAAAAGTATGCAAATCCCAATTAATATTTTTTAAATTGTTTGTGATAGACGTACACAACTCTGGGTCATAAAAACCTTTATAAATTTTTACGTAATCTTTTAAAGTAGTGTTAAACATATTTATAAATGTAAAGCCGTTAATTCTTCTTCGCCGCCTACGTAACCAACAGGGAACGTATTAAACGCCAAAGACACTCGATCATCACCTTGCACGGTTTCTACCATGTGCGTCAGGCTTGACGGAAACAGCATCAAATCGCCAGCACCGACCTCAAACCACCACGAATCGCTGTTATACGGGTTGTATGTACTAGTTGGCAGTTTTATTTGCTGGTAAGCGTCTTTGTAAAAATGAATTTTGTCTTTAGCCTTGTCTGCTCTTACATACAACACTCCAGACACAAACGAGTTGGGGTGCGAATGTTTATGATGAAACTCGCCGGGTTTTGTGTAATTAAGCCATGATTGAGTTACACGTAATGACACATCTTGTTTTGGCGCATAGATAGACTTTAAGTATTGAGCCGTACTAGTTTCAACAAACTCACGCAACTTAGCCATCGTCCAATGCTGCAAAACATAACGATCGTTACTTGTTGTGTTTCCTGTATTTTTGTACGTCGGTTGTGAATCTATAAAAGCTATTTCATCAGATGTAAATTCACGCCCAAGTTCAAACTTGGCTACAGCAATAGGAAAAAGACTATTTATGTGCATTACTGGTCATTGCGCCAAG